TTTAGGCACAAATCCAGATACTGGTGTCCAGGATCAATCGTATTGTGTGTGGGTAACAAAAACAGTGGATGCATCAAATGTAGATGCCTCTTTAGTGGATGGATCCATGTTTTCTAATTTCCTCGACGGGTACAAATTATATGTGGAACCAAGTGCCAATATTGTTGCAACAGATCTTTCCGATTTAATCACAGATGTAGTTGATAAACAATATAATTTTCCATTTTTAAACGGTGATAATCTCCATCTTCTGCTTAAATATTCACCAGAGAGCTCAACAAGCAATCTATTTTCCAATAATACACAAGTAAATTCTCGCACTTATGAAGTCGTCTTGCGTATGTGTGATGGTGCCGGATATACTGGATACCAGGCTAGTACGACTTCGACGGCTGCGGCTGCGGCTGCGGCTGCGGGTGCTGGGGGTGCGGTTGGTGGTGGTACTACTACTACAGTTACAGTGACGATGCAATCTCATCCAATGGGTGCTCCTTTTGATGTTTATAAATACACCATTAATGGTGCTGAATGGGATCCGACGGCGCATGGCAATTTGCAACTCTCGTCTGGTGACACAATAATATTCGATCAATCCGATACAACGAATGTTGGTTATGAGATGGGATTATGGTACTTAACCATACCAAATCATACTATGATAGATCCAGCTGTAAATGCATATGTAACTTCCGCTGGCACTGTTGGAGTAGATCGTAAGCTTACGGTGACTCATGATGCAACTCTATACAGTACGTACAGTATGTACCCAGGTATAGGTGATACAAGCAGTACTACATCGCAGGGTGGAACTGGTAATAATCTTAAAATCGAAATCCTGTAAGAAAATATTATTTAATAATGCGGTTATATTTCGTACATAAAATGAGATGAAAAGTCCCATTTTATATATAAACATGGCTTCTTATCAAAAAGATACATCCCATAGTGTAAATTTTGAAGGTCTTCAAGTGTCCTTTGAACTTATCTTTACGAAGGAAAACATCATCAATGACCTTGAACTATCCTTTCTTTTTTTTGAATCGCAGATCAATGACGCATCTTCAAATGCGTCGGCGTCATTGGATGTTCCTTTATCTTACTTTCAAGATGTGTTTCAAATACGAATGGATCCGCTCGATACGAATATATCATCCTTGGAGTATTTTGTGGATGAAAGCAAGTGGAGCAATCATTTTATCAAGCAAGAGCATGTGGCGTTCAGTGACGCCACTGTTCAGCCCTATGATGGTGATTTGAATCGTGGTCCGGTGGATCCAAGTCATTGTATTCAGTCTATTAAGCGTGATATGTTGCGCCATATTTACAATTCTATACCAAACGCGGCACTTCTGGATGACCTTCAGCAGTTTCAGTTGCATGTGTTGCGTATGATAGAAAATACAGATATTTGTTTTCATACGAAAATAAAAAGTGAATTGCAACATATTACGGATTTAGGGTATCAGTCATATCAAGATACATCATTTAATCCGTTAAGAACTTTGATTGGAAGTACCTATGATGAATACAATGTAAATGAATTATATGAAGATCAATTGGATCTTTCGGGTGATAAGATTGCGACAGTAACAAACACCATTTTGAGTGCGATTGATGCGCACAATCAGGATGTGAAGCAATATGGTTATTATGTGGTGGATGTAAGCGACATGTTTCACGGTCCTTTATTTATGGATAAGGTGACGGCATTGGATGTGGCTTCTGAATTGACACGGAGTGTGAGTGTTTCAAATGAGTTAGTGGATGGCCTTCCCTTGGTAGAAATAAGTTTTAATCATTTGGATTCGTATGTGTTCTATGGTATTTCTGGAAATGCTTATACAAATGGTTCGTATGATAAGTATGTTTCTTTAGCATCTTTGGAGACGAATCAATCCGCTTTGATTTCAATCAATCGATGGAAAGAAAATTTTGCGGAATATGCCCAATATATGACCATGGCTTATCCTTTTGTACCGGGTGATCAACTGTCTTTATTAATAGAGTATTCTGGAACTTATTTAGAGTCTCTCTTTCCAATGAATGGTCAAAGTATTGATGGACGAACCTATCAAGTATTTCTAACATTTACATGATTTCGTTATAGGAAGGGGGATAATTTGAATATATAGTATAAATGTCTTTTCAGGATCATCGTGTGCGATTTGATTCGAGTACAAATGTGTTGTTTGATTTCAAAGAGCTTGCGGTGGAATGTATTTTGAATGATACGAGTTATCAGGCTCAAGGTTTAATGGATATGGTAAATGTGGATACTTCTGCGGAACTACAAGAAGAGCCGTCGGTGGCTTCGTTGCGGAATGAATCTCCTTTTTCACACGATTCTAAAGCTCAATTGGTGGTGCCGTTGGATTTGTTTCAGGAATTATTTTTAGTAAAAATATCGAAACAAGATGTTTTGGAGGACGATTATGATCACATATCTTTTGCGCTGGATGAAACAAAATGGTGTCAATTGAATTATGTGATTCCCTTTCATAATGCGCTGGTGGATCCAAGTTTTGCATTGAATCCGAATGCGAAGATATCGACGCAAAACATTCAAAATGATTTTGTGCGATCGATTTATTTCGACATTACGGGGAGTTTAAAGTTTAGCTCGATCTTTAATAATACTTCTGCTTTGTTGCAAAACATGAAACAAATGGATTCGGCGATTCATAGTGTATTCTCGAATAACATTACATTGTTGGGCGGAACGGTTACGCAACCGCTGACTTTAGCCGACACATCGAATAACCCGGTGCGTGATTTTTTATTAGGTATGTTGGGAGCGTCAAATAAAGAGTATAGAAAGGAGAAATTATTGGAGGTTTTAAATGCGCAAAATATAGATCGTTCAAAAACATATGTGGTATTGGGAACTTCTTTTAAAGGCTATGGTTATTATTACCCGGTATATTTGAGTGATTCTCATGCAGATTTGTATTTTGGTTCAAGAAATATTGTATTTGATGAATATGAGCATGAAACCTTTTATGTGAATTCCATGACTTTGAATAGTGAATTAAGCGACAACAATTATCCGGCGGATTATGAAGTATATGTGGGGGATGAGTTTGTGACAATTCCTTTTGTATATGGCGATGGTATTCAAGTGAATTTGAACTATAATCCTAGCAATAGCATGTTTGGAAACAGAATCGTACATCCGCGTTCCTATCAAGTGACCATGATATTGGGTTTAGAGAATAATACTTCTTTGTCTTTTTCGGATCTTTCTTTTGTGGAACAAAGTAGGGTGCAATCCGATGCGACACTATCGGTTTCGGGTGATATGGTGGATATAAGCGGTGCGTTTAATTTTGAATTACTTTGGTTGGGGTCGCTGGATCGTAGTGACGCGTATTTTTCGCATGTTCATTATTATCCGAGACTTGATATGGTGCGAGAAATTCAGCTTTCAATGTATGTGCCTGCCGGCAAGGAGGCTCTCGGCATTGTCTTTCACTGTCGTCCTCGGGTGCATGAAAATCTGGATCGGGTGGTAGCGGATAAAGCGTTTTACTATATTCCGACCTCCAGATTGGTGTATGATGCGTGGCATGTGTATAGTGTGGATGCGTTTGAAGTGTTGTTGAATGATGATGTTTCTTATTCCAGTGCCCCCGTCTTTTTGCGGTCTACACTACACACTACATTACAGCCGTTTGACATGTATCTTCGTGGGTCGCAGCAAATATTGGCGATTAGCTGCCGGGGGTATTCAAATGATCAACTTCAGTGTCGTGTGAAAGATTTACATATATATCTTAGTGATGGTCATAGTGTATCTCTTACGAGCGCGAGTGCGACATAAAAAAAAATTGAATGAAACAGAATAGTTTTTGAAGAGGAATTAAAAAAATGTCAATGTATCGTTTTAAAATACAAACTCATGAGTTGGAGAATGAAATGATTGCGTTTGCAACACAGCACATGTTTGAGACGCGTGATGTGTTGAAAAAGAGTTTTGAAAATTGGCTTCTGGAAGACCATATATCTGATTTAATGGAAAATGAAAAAATGATCATGGTAAGAAATAAGTATAAAGCAAGTTTAGATTCAAAACTGTTCAAGAGCATCAAGTATTATCATATAAAAAATAAACTCGGATCGCTGAAAGAGAAACCCGTGAAAGTATCAACACCACAAGCAAAGAAAGTGAAACAAGTTACATTTTCTCCATCCTTTCGGAGTGTTGTAAAAAAACACATAGAGACGCATGGAAGTATTGCTCCTGCGAAAGGATTTGAATCTTTTCAAAAAGATTATATAGTGGAAATTACGGAAGAAATAAAACGACTTTCGCATGTATCCGAATGTGACTTTTTGATAAAAATGAAAAAAATGTATAAAAATCAGCATTATGTTTATTCGAAATCATTGATGTAAAGTTCATATTTAAATTTATACCATTAATGTATATACGATGAGTACGGATGTAGAAAAGAATCAGCTTCCTAATTTTTTCAAGCAAGGTGCTTATGGGTGTGTGTCCTATCCTCGAATCGATTGTAGTGGTAAAAGGTCAAAAAGGGATAAGCGGGAAATTAGCAAGGTGGTGTTGAATGGGTTTATTGCGAAAAATGAATTGCAGGTTGGTGAAAAAGTCAGAAAGATAAAGCAAGCTCCGAAGCATATGTTTATCACTTTTCATAGACACTGTTCTGTAAAAAAAGACAAATTCAAAAAAGACAAAGACTTTTATCAGTCGTGTAAATTATTTCGCAAGGCACGCACAAATTCTGGATTAATTATCATGTATAGTCCGTATATTCCGTCAATCACAGTACATGAGTATTTGAAAATATGTAATTATGAAAAGTTATTTGATTTATATGGTTTCATGTTGCACGCAATAAGTCTTCTTTTGAAAAAGCGTATTGTGCATCACGATGTCAAGAGTAATAACATTATTTTTTCGAAAGTCACGGAAGATTTTTCATTGATTGACTTTGGGATGGCTTTGGATTTGGATAAATGTGTAGAAGGAGATAGAATGTTGAATATATCGTTGTTGAGAAAGCTGCTTCCGTACAATCCAAAATATCATTTACATTCGATGGAAAGTCATATTCTGAGTTATTATTTAAAATATGGAACAATGATGCCGCTGGATACGCTGAAGAACACCATACAGGCGGTGATGACTAAAAGTGTAACGAGGTATATTTATTCCATGACGGAAATGTTTGAGTTTTATAAAAAGAAATTATATTTAACGGACCTATCTGATATGCAATTGATGCGAGCTTTGTTTCTGGAATCGTGTAAAACCTGGGATTTGTATGGAATGGCGTATATTTGTTGCGAGGCTATGTATGGGTATAAATTGGAAGTGTTTAAGCCTTTTGAATCCTTGCTGCGTGATGCTCTTCATTATGATTACACGAAGCGCCCGAATATAGAAGTACAATTGAAAAGATTTTATCCCATTGTAATTATGAAGAGCGAGATGTGATTTTTTTGGGTTTGCGGGCGTGACCTTTTTTTGTTGTTTTTCGTTGTGTCTTTCTCTTTCGTAGCAAGTGATGAATAAGCTGTATGTATTTTGGATGTTTGGTTCGAATGATGTATAATTGAATTTTTGAAGCAAATCGCATATATGTATAGTCCATAAATAAAATTGAATTAAAAATATTCATCATTTCTTTTAGTAAAAAATGGTGAAAAACAAAACTGGTGGTAAAAACGCAAAGCGTGGTGCTCGTAAGAATATCAATGTAAGTTCTGCGCCTCGAAAGCTACGAATGGTACAAGAAGAAGGGGAGCTGTATGGAATCATTACGAAAATGTTGGGAAATGGTCAATCAATGGTGTTGTGTCATGATAACAAGGAGAGGCTTTGTTTGATTCGGTACAAGTTTTCGGGAAGGAATAAATCAAGTAATTTAATGAGTGTTGGAAGTTGGGTGATTGTGGGGTTGCGTTCTTGGGAGACCAAGGTGCGTGACAAGTTGGAAAAATGTGATTTACTCGAAATATATTCCCATCAAGAAAAGACAAAATTGGTTCAAGAATCGACATGCAATGTAGCCGTTTTACTTAAGCATGAACATTCTTCTCACGGGAATGATATGGATAATAATGAGGAGTCGGACATTGTCTTTTCCACCACAAGTGAAGTAGGATTGGATGTATCGATCAATTGCGTCGAGGAGGGCAATCACTTGGAATATGAAGAAGAGGAGATAGATTTGGATGAAATATAGATTAAAAAATACAAATCCAGTGTAGCTTAGCCCTAAGCCTATACTCACGATAACCCAGTTCATATATACAATAATATAATTACCCAATGAGTGCTTTCAGTTGTGGAGATTGAAGAATCAAGTTAAGTTGTCGTGATGGTGTGCGCACATGATATACAAGGGACACTTTAATTGGGAATTTTTTTTGAATTGCGATGTGGCTTGTATCGTTGGGATCTCCCCATGGTTTAGTAGAATATCCAATACGATCTACGGTATAATAATGTTTAACACCTCCGAAAGGATACAAGGGCATGCTAACATAATTATCATATTTGATGTATTCCATGATGTTGCGTAGATACATATTCATCAAAGAAAAGGAGCAAGCGTTTTTTTCAATGGGCGACATAGACTGCAACTCCTGGCGTAATAATTGGATATTTGAATTGTTGAAAAACATTATATTTTTTGGGTGTGGTACAAAATAATAGTAAATGAAAGGAAGAGTCAATTGTACGCGGTGGTAGTATCGATCAATGTTTGTTTTTGCGCAAGTCGAAAACATGAGGTTATCTTGGGAATTTAGAAAAGAATACAAGATTGTTCTTAGTTCGCAAGGAAGAGATTCCATGGTAATGAGAGTTATTTTGTCGTGTAATTGTCTTTTGTTCAATTCAATTTTTTATTCTATTATATGCAGCAATTTGTAAAATATAATAGAATTAAAATTAAGGGGTTGTGGTGTCGTCGGTGGAATCATTTTCTTGTGCACTGGCTTCTTCGGCGGTAACAATTTCATTTGAAATTAATTGAATACGATTTAAACACCTCGTGGAAAAGTTTTTATTTTGTTCTAAAAATTTGCCAAGGCGTTCGATGTAGGAGTTGAATTCCAGTGTCAATTTGTCTTTTTGGCTTTCTAGATTCATGATCAAGTTTCCAACGCTAAAACCGCGGGTTTCCCGTTCGGTAGCGCGTGTAATTTTGTCGTCAAACGATCCAATATCTTCGGCAAGTTCGCGCAAGTTGCTGGTGGTGCAGTTGATGAGTGCGAAGATTTCATTCATGTCGTATTTTGCGTAAGGGTCTGCAATTTCAGCGGGTTCGTTTTCAACGGCATCGCCGTTTGCGTCGGTTGCGGCGGGATTGGGAATCATGGCCGGTGGGTATGGTGTCATGTTTCGAAATTTGCGTTCTTTTACGGATTCTTTTGTGGCACCATTTGGTATGTCTTCAATGGCGAGTGCATGTTCGATAATGCCGTCACAATATTTGTATAAATCGCCGTATAATTTTTTGATGTACACTTGTTTCATGTGCACGAAAAAATCGAGATCAATTTCAAGAGAATTCTTTTGAAATCCGAGGGTGTCTAAGGAAGTGCCAACATCGTAGCCCCGGGCTTCATCGGCGAGAACTTCGGTTTCAAATTCTTTGATGGATAATATATCCGTCTCTAGGTTTCCAATGTATTTATCCATTTCTGTGTATTTCACATTAATTTCATTGAGGGTATTATTGTACCCATCAGAGTCAATTTTGTCACGCAAGTCGCTGTTGGATGGTTGTATGGCGGTCATTCTTATAGTATATTTTGAAAATTATTCTCGCAAAAAAAATAAGTTATCATTTATAATTTCATGTTTGGCATTGTAAATGATATTAATTCATGCGAAGAATAATTTCATATGTGCGAGGATTTATGGTTGGTAAAGAGCTGAATAAAGAAAAAGTGTTGCTTTGGGGTTTGTAGGTAATTAACAAGTGAAGGTTATCTCCACTGACAAAGGGGAAGGAGTATTCTTTATCAACAACATTTCGAATGAGGCTGTTGGAGTTTGTGAGTGCTGGAACATTGGATGTGTCGGCGTATAGAGTGATATTGCTAAGAAGAGAAGAAAAAATAGATCCGTTGATGGAAGAGTAGGTATTTCCGGCGGAAATGGCTGCATTTTGTGTCATGTAGACATTGTAGGTTGTACCTCCGGAGTCTTGGCTGACAAATGAAATGTCGCTTGCGGAAAGGTCACTCCAAAAACTTGCCACTTGAGTGTGTAGAGATTGAATAAGTATTTCACGGCGATTGCTGTTATTTAATTCCATACCAGAGAATGGTGTGAAAATTGTAAAAGGGAAAGATAATGCGGTTTGAATATATCCAATTCCTCCTATTCCTTGTGCGGCAGCACTTGTGGGAAACCAAATTCCCCCGGAAGATGTCCCAGTTAATCCACCCGTGGTTGTGCTTGGAGATATCACCAAAGAATTTCCTTGCGTGGTGCCAGATAAGACGGTGGTGCGAATGGTGGTCGCATCTCCAGGAGTATCGCAATAACTTAATCTCCATGTTACATCGCTCATATTTGTTCGGGGAGAATGTTCTAAGAAAGGTTTCGATCCTGTCGGAAGATTAATTTCCAATAAGTATTTATTAAAGTCGTTGTATTGTAACGGATAGGCTGTTGCGTCCGTATTAGATACACCATAAACGGTATTCAATGCAAAAAGTATGGTAGACTTTACGACATCATCGCTTGAATTGGCGGGCAGTGAATATTGAGCTATGGTTACGGCTTTTACATAGGGCCATCCTTTTTGATTCAAGGACGCATCAAATAGATCGGTCATATCGAATGTGACTGTGAATGATTGGGATAAGAATGCTTGATCATTGACCAAGGCAACATTTTGTGAAAACAATGTGACATAGGTTGTGATTTCGTTAGGTGTAGTTTCATCGGAATCATTTTCACCGAGAATAGAAGAAGAAAGAATACGAAGGGGGTTAAATTTCGAAAATGTAGAGGATCCAAGGTTGTGATATCCGAACGATATGTCTGTAATATCTTCACCAGAAGAGTAGTTGTTGAAGATGCCTTGAAATGTATAATTTGTGGAAGCGTCTTGCAACACACCGTAGTCTGCATCGGTGAGCCAGCCGGCATTTTCAATGGCGGATAAGACCGAACGGATTTCCGTATTGAAACTCGTATCAAGATCTTGAATTTCGTTGATCATGGCATTTTGATTTTTGAACAAATTATTGAGACGAAATCCCCCAGTAATGTCTTTTATCATGGAACGAAGAAAATCCTTTTTAACCGTTTGATTGATATGTTTATTGAAGATTGCTCCCGAGGATACATCTGCATTTGAAAAAGATACATCCGTCCAACCGGAAGAATTGGTGAAATAGCGGATATGATCGGTATCGACATTGACACCGCTAATTTCGGGATCAAAGAGTGGAATATTTAATTTAAAAAGATCATTATAATCTGCGGCGCTGACATCGATCACCGCAACAGCAGAGCTGTCCGAAGAACTGAATCCTTTTTGGAAGAAGATATCCTTAAAGGTAAATTGAGCGGTCATTTCTCCTGATATTTCGGAAAAAGCAACAAGATCGAAATTAACATTTGAAGAATCAAAATGTACGGAATGGGTGGAAATACTCATTTGTATATTATATTTTCAAAAAGTTTATGACAAAAATAATAAAGCATTACAGTGGTGGTTCAATACCTCGTTGTTCCAATAAGATATTCATTTCTTTTTTTAATTTATTTATTTTGCGTATTTTTTCTATAATGGATGAGTAAGTGTCCGAGGCGAGCAGTTCTTGATACGCAATATCATGTTCTTCAAATTGATCTTTTGCGACAAACAGCTCTTGAAGTTCAGTGGAAAGTTGTTGCATGTCTTGGGCTTGTTGTAATAAGACGGATTCGTTAATGCGTATGAAATCTTGAACTTGTGTTTTTTGATGTTTGCTTTGTTTGTCTTCTAGTTCTGTGTTGGAGTCTTTGATATCTTGTACTTTGCGGCGGACATCCCAAATGTATTGATCGGTGGCATTCGCATCGTAGTCTTGGAACTCTTCCATATATAATTTCGTTTGAAATAAAATAATGCCGAAATTTTGGGGATATACGATTGAAGAATATCATTATTAATCATTAATCATTATATACATTATTGGTGAGAATACACTGTAAGATCTCTTCCGCAAATGATTGGCGTGTTACGGATGGGAGGGTGGTAGAACCATAGGTCAAGGCACGAGGTCGAAAAATGGTTTTTTTCAAGTAGGGATATTTTTTTTCAAATACTTTCAAATGGAGTAATGTTTCTTGATTTTTTTTTGCATTGTGCCAGTTATTGGTAACATCGGCGGTGCATTCGTGTGCACTAACGAGCACAATATGCTGACAAGAAGGAGGTAAGCTAGGAAGCACTTTGGCCAGTAAGGTATCCGAATAGTCGTCTTGAAACGGGGCTGATTGAGTTGTAAAAATGGCCGCTTCGTAATCATACGAGGATAGGTCTTCCCAGTAATTGCCGCGAATCATATTTGGATTTTGAAAGGGCGGTTGATTTTGAATGTCTTGAAAGGAATTCACGCGGCATGGTACGGTTAAGTGGCGACTGGTGCCCGAAAGAGCTAGGACGGACATATTGCGATCTAGGCTAGCTTGATATACCAATTCGCGCCCCAGTCCGCTTGTTGCTCCAAACACGCAGAGTTTGTATCCATGGCATAGATTGGAAAAAAAAGACAAAAAAAGAATTAGGGAGTACATGTAACTATTATTCTGTCATAGCTTTATATTATATCCAGATACAATATAGAGGTAATGCCTAGAAGAAGTCCGAAAAGTATTAATAATATTGATCAATGCATGAAGAATACAGAAAATAATGATGCAAAAATAAAGAGAATAAAAGATTTGATCCAAATAGAAAGAGGTCCGCCACAAAACAATGAATCATCGCCAGGAGTTATGAACAATCTTCGAAAAAAGGCGAGAGATATCATTAAAAACCCTGCAAGTAAATTGGGTTTCGGTGTTGGCTCTAACAAAAAAAGAATAGAATATAATGAAGCAAATTTCAGTAGCATAATAAATACAAATACAAAACCAAATATCGAGAATAGAAGAAATACTATTCGGAAAAAATGGAAACAACAAGCTACAAGAGAAAGAGCTAATAGGGCTAGAATGCTTGCTCGGCTAAGGGTGACGGGAAGAGCTGATCAGATAAGGGAATTATTACATGCACCGCCAAGAGGTAGGGCGTTACATCAGACAAGTAGTGATAGAAATCCGATGTTTCGTCCCAAAAGACAAAGCAAATCAAATAATACGAAGAATAATCCTTTCGCAAATTTTAAAGGAGGAAAAACTCGAAAAAGGCGCAAGAAGAAGAATTAATCTTTACAACCAAACGATTCCAACAAAGTATGAAGTTTGTGTGCCAAATTGGTGGTGGAGGTAATATATACATCTGGATAGAATGCGTGAATGAATGCTTGTATGCTACCCATCCACAAGATGAAGCTAAAGTACAAAGAAATAGCCATGTGCTCACAATAAGTCATACACACTTGCGTTGGGTGTTTAAACATTTATTTTTCTTCTCTTCTTTCCTTTATATTTTTTTGTTATCTTTTTTGTCTTTTTTGTCTTTTTATTTCTTTTTGTCTTTGTCTTTTTCAATGTGTGGGATCGTTTTTTTCCTCCACGATGTTTCTTAATGTCCAATTCAATATTTTGTATGATATTTTTTAGTCCCGACATGATATTATTATATTCCAGTGTTGGGTTGATACTGTACTGACTTTTATTATTTGCAGTAATTCGAATTATATCATCCGTACTATAGATTATTCCATTTTCATTTGTTGCGGGATTTCCATCGGGTTTGGTCGCGTTCGCAACGAATGCGTATAAATGGCTTTGATTTAATTCAAATCCGCCGATGGGATTTGATTCTATTTCCCATTGTTTTGCGGTGTTTGAATAAATACGTTGAAACTGTTTCATTGCGTTTTTGTCTTTTGTTGCATTGAAAAGATCATTCATTATTTCAGGTATGGATTTCATATTGCCAAAATGAAAACTAGACATTTATATTAATAGCCGAAAAAATATCAACTTTATATTTCATGTATGTATATAATGAATCTTTCTCATTCATGGAGAGAAGAAGTGTCGAACTACGATTCGAAAGAAATCGATAAGTACATTAAAGCAGTTCGCAAGGAGATTCATAAACTGGATAAGAAAAATGAACAATTGGAATTACAAAACAATGAGCAAAACATTCATTATGTGGAGAGTTTCATGCGTGTGTATGAGAAAACGATTGTAGAACAAGCCAAAGATATGGAAAAGTTATTAACAGAAATCAAAGAAGTCATGTGTTCAAAGGAGTATTTGCATGGCAAAAAAGACCATTATGAAAAGTTATTGCGTTCGGAGCGTTTTACGGATTTGATTCAAAAAATACGACGCATCAAGGAAATCAAAATAGAAATGTATGATTTTTTAAAAACAAAGGGAGATTCGGCTCCTCTACAATTAATTATGTCCGAATTAAGTCTTGAAAACGATATGGAGAACGATCCAAGTGTGGTATCGTTATGTTGTGCGGAGATTTTTGGGTGTTCGTGGTCGAAATGACAAAAAAAAGAAGAAAATCCATCCTTGATTTGCAAATAAATGGATTTCTGTTTTTCCGGATTCGTTTTTTTTTCAAATGGGTTCAGAAAAATTCTCCCCCCCCCCCCCCCCC